ACGTCAGGCTGACACGGACGAGAGGTTGGAGGGTTTCAAAGAGGATGCCACCCGCAGCACTAATGAAATCGCAGAGATGCTCCGAACCCTGGAGTCTGCCACTGTACGGTCAGGTCCCGAAGGAGATGAAGGAGAATCTGGCGTACCGGACGGAGGTGCTATCGAGGGCCGCGACGGATCTGGAGTTCCAGAGGACTCTGTGGCTGGCTTGCAAGCGTGACATGCTGTTCTGGATCAATACGTTCGTTTGGACGTTTGATCCTCGCAAGCCGAATCCGAAGCTGCCTTTCATCACCTATGGGTACCAGGACGAGGCTTTCCTTGCGATGGAGGAGGCTCTCCCCAGCGAAGACGGGTTGATCAAGGGAAACGACGTTATTATCGAGAAATCGAGGGACATGGGGGCCTCATGGATCTGCCTAACTCTTTTCACTTGGCGTTGGCACTTTCGGAACTTGCAGTCGTTCTTGATGGTCTCCCGGAAGGAGGGTCTGGTGGATGGCTCTGGGGACTCGCTTTTCTCGCATATCGACTTTATCCAGAAGGGGCTCCCCAGTTGGATGCTTCCACAGATGCGTCGAAACAAGTTGAAGCTGATCAACTTGGACAATGGCTCGAAGATCGAGGGTGAGAGCACCACGGACAACATCGGTCGAGGCGGTCGTAGGACAGCGTTGCTGGTGGATGAGTTCGCTGCTTTTGAGGGGGGTGGCTACGACGTGCTCTCGGCCACGGCAGACAACACGAATTGCAGGATTTTTAACAGCACCCCTAACGGGACTGCCAATGCTTTCTATGCCCAGCTGCAGAAGGGGACTCCGCGGCTGAGGTTTCACTGGTCCCGTCATCCTGAGAAGGCGAAGGATCTGTATGAGGGGGAGGATGGGAGGCTCAGGAGCCCGTGGTACGACAATGAGTGTGTACGCAGGGCTCACCCGGTAGAGATCGCCACCCAGTTGGACATCGACTACCAGGGCAGTGCTTACCCCTTCATGGATCCGAAGACGCTTGAGGACCTCGCGAAGGAGTTTGCCCGGGTTCCCGACCACGAGGGTTACCTCATGTTCGAGGACATCAGGAACCCGGAGTTCATGGACAGCATGGAGGGGCGTGGCAACCTGAAGGTTTGGACGCCTCTGGACGTGCATCTTCATCCTCGCGATGCCCACGACTACGTTATTGGGGTGGATGTTAGTCAGGGGACCGGGGCCAGCGAGTCCGCCGCCAGCGTGATCGACCGGCACACCGGGGAGAAGGTGGCCGAGCTTGCTGACAACCAGATGACCCCCAACAAGTTTGCCGAGTTGTGTGTTGCATTGTGTCACTGGTTCAAGGGCCCGGGTGGTCGCCCCGCGTTCCTGATCTGGGAGGCCACTGGCCCAGGCCGGACATTCGGAAAGACGGTGATCGAGGAGTGCCGTTTCGGGAACGTGTATTACGCGATCAACGACCAGCGAATCACCAAGAGAGAGAGCGATCGCCCGGGGTGGTTCAGCACCTCTGAGGGGAAGAAGGACCTTCTGGCTAACTACAGGGACGTATTGTTCTCCAGGGCGTTCATCAACCCCAGCAAGAAGGCGTTGCGGCAGGCCGGGGAATTTGTGTACCTTCCCAATGGAAGGGTGGAGCATGGCGGTGCTGTGAACACGATTGACCCCACCGACAGAGGTGACAATCATGGAGACGTAGTGATCGCTGATGCCCTGGCTGCTAAGATCATCAGGGAAAGGAAAAAGGCGGGAGTCAAGTCTGAGCCGCAGGGTCCACCTGCTGGCAGTTTCGCGTGGAGAAGACAACAAAGGGAGGCCGTGAGCGATGAGTGGGACTGAGACTTCAAGGAGGGATGTGGTTCAGGAGAGGCTGCCTGACGATGACCTGCTGTTTGCTGATGGGTTTGACAAGGCTCTGATAGGTTATGCTGAGGTGTTCACTGGTAATGGCCAGGAGTGTGTCGCGGCCTATGACAGGGACCGGTGCATTGATGTGTTGATGGAGGACGGGATGGATTGGACCGAGGCAAACGAGTACTTCGATTTCAATGTGGCCGGGGCCTACATTGGAGAGAAGACGCCAGTCTTCGTCACGGAGTTATGATTGCAGCTGTCCAAGCGGCGACCAAGCCTGTGTGCGATCACGTCTACCAGACGCTGGATGACGGGACTGAGATCTGTTTTGAATGTGATCACATCAAGGGTGATGACGAATGAACCCCAATAAAAAAGAGCATCTCAGCCGATTGAGAGACGCGATGCGTTTCTCTCGCAAGAAGCTGGAGCCCTTCCGTCGTCGTCACAAGGAGGCCATCGAGCAGCTCGTCGGGATAGACTATTCAGAGGGCGGTAGCGACAAGCCCGTCTATATCAATCTGATGGAGATCGCGGCCAATATCTATGAGCGGCAGCTGGCGGCTCGGCCACCCAAGGTGCTCGTGTTCACACACTCCAAAAAGCTCCGTCCGTTCGGAGTGAAGCTGGAGCAGTCGATGAACGCCATGCTCCGGTCCTACGATGTTCACAATGCGTTAAGGCGTTGCGTGAGGAACTCTCTCTTCTCGATGGGGATCTGCAAGGTTGGGACTCAGGTCATCGGGAGCTACGAGGAAGAGGGATTCGATTTCACCAAGTCGAAACCTTATGTGGCCAGCGTGAGCTTGGATGACTGGGTGCATGACATGACCTCTCATGTCCCAGAGGAGATTGACTACTGCGGTCATCGATACCGGATGTCTCTTGAGGACGCCAAGAACAACAGGTCGTTCAACAAGCAGGCCCGAGAGAATCTGGTCTCAATGAGCGACTTCGCCTTCAATGAGAGTGGCGACGAGAGGACAAGCACCATCAGCCAGGGTGCCAGTCAGGAGGAGGGGCAGCTCGAAGACAAGATTGAGTTGTGGGAGATCTGGCTGCCCAAGGAACGACTGATCGTGACCATGGGTCCGAACGAGGGCGATAAGCCGTTGAAGGTTGTGGAGTGGGATGGTCCACCCAACCCGCTGGGCCCTTACCACCTGCTGTACTTCAATGAGGTGGATGGGAACTCGATGCCGTTGGCCCCGGCCATGCTGTGGCGTGGCCTGCATGACGTCTCCAACGGGTTGTTCAGGAAATTGGTCAGGGAGTCCCAGCGATACAAAGTTGTGGGGCTAACGAGGGGTGTGGATTCCGAGGATGCTGAGCGGATCCGGATGGCCAGCGATGGCGAAATCGTTGGGGTGGACAACCCCGAGGCTATTCAGGAGAAGATGTTCGGTGGCATCGACCAGCGGAACTTTGCGTTCATGCTGCAGATCAAACAGATGTTCAGCTGGCAGGCTGGCAACCTCGATCTCCTCGGTGGGTTGGGTGCCCAGAGTGAGACGGCCACACAGGACCAGCTGCTTCATGCGAGTGCGAGCCAGCGGGTCTCGGGTATGCAGGATGATGTTCGTCTGTTCACCAAGAAGGTGATTAGGGACTGGGGGTTTCATCTCTGGTCCGATCCGGTGGAGAGCTATCCTCTCCGTCTGAACACGCAGCCCCTGGGCCCGGTCGACACGTTCCTGACCCCGGAGGAGAGAAGCACTCACGACTTCCTGCTCCACGAGGTCGATATCGAACCGTACTCCATGCAGTTCGTGTCCCCGCAGGAGCGGATGGCCAAACTGAACCAGATCATCGGTCAGGTGGTCATCCCGAGTCTCCCGATGATGCAGCAGCAGGGGTTGGGTCTGGATTACAAGGAGTTGCTGAGCACCTTCTCCAGGTACGCTGATCTGCCTGAGCTGAAGGACATCATCGTGGGTCTTGAGGACATATCCCCGGGGTTGGATCAGATGGGTCCGGCTGAATCCAATGCGGGTTCACCCAACATGACGCACAGGGTCAACGAGAGGATTTCACGGCCCGGGGCCACGCCACAGGGTGCAGAGCAGACATTGGTGAATACTCTGATGGGCGGAAACCCTCAGCAGTCTGAACAGAATGCTATGGCAAGGGGTATGATGGGATGATCGATCCGGACCAACTTACCAGCCAGGAACAGCGGTTCCATAAGTTGAAGCTGCTTCGTGCCAAGAGGCGGGCCAGTGCCCGCGGGGAGGACCAGCCTTCTCCATATGACTCCCTGGCCTCTCCTCTTCTCCCTCCTTGGATGAGGCCAAGTTCCTTGGAGACGGCCTCGCCTCTTGCGGTTGATATTCCAAAGTCCAGAGTCAGAAAAACTCAACCAGCCACCAATAGAGAGTATCCGAGTTCCATCGGGGCGTTTGGGAGCAACTACTGATGGATAGGTCTTTTCAGGATATAGACCTGGAACGGGAGTACCAGAGTGCCCTTGCGGGTGCCTATGGCCCGGTCAAGCAGTCCATGCGGCAGATGCAAGGCTGGGACCTGCCACGTCTGCAGCAGATGCATGCAAATCTTTCTCAAAGCACCTCCGGTCCGCTTTACTCCAGTAGCAGGTGGCGAAGGGAAGCTCTTGGGATCATGATGGACTTGAGGTCCCGGGATGACGCATTCCTTGCCATCCCGCCTACCCAGGCCATAAACCTTGGGACTGTAGGCTCTCCTCAAGTTAATGACCCGTTCGAGTCGTTTTCTGCGTACAACAGGGGCCCTCAGCAGCAGCAGCCCCAGATGGGTTCAGCCTACTTTGGGATCGGTGGACTCACGGGAAGACAGCCACAGCAGCAGGGTGGCAATATGATGGGTGGCGGCTACGGGGCTCAGCTGGCCCCGATGATGAATCAGTCGTATAGGAAAGTTACAGGGACCATCGGGTTGGGAAGCCAGTCCGGAAGCCAGTACACGAGGTAGTAAGATGCCAAGAGGAATGTTCCCAGCCGCAACCCCGTCTAGTCCTCCTAGTGGTCTACCCCATGTCTTAGGCCCGGGACAGGGACAGCTTCCACTCGTCCCGGGTGGAGACGACTTCTACGGTCCCATTGGTACAGGAATGAGGGGGCAGGGTCCTAATTTAGATCCTTCGATAACTCCGTTCGAGCAGACGGGCTACGACCTTCAAAACCTGTGGGAGCATGGCACCACTGTGCCTCACTGGAGCGACAACCAGATGAGGAAACTTTTCGACGTTCCATTGCGTAAAGCTATTTTCAATCGAGATGAGACACGGCGTGCGATCACTGCTTCCGAGGTTCATCGCATGCTCGGCAACATAGGGACGGGCCTCGGTGATTACGCTGGCCAGCTGATCCCAAGTATGTTTGGCACTGGCGATGCCCAGTATTCCGCGCCGCCAGCTATTGACCCGTATACAGGGGTTCCTCCGTTCACGCCGGATCAATTTGAAGCTGCCCGGAGGGAGCAACAACGCATGCAGCGTGAACGTCGACACCAGTTGAACCTGGAGCGTTATCGGCAGCGAGTGCCGATGCGTTAGAGTCGATCCAGCCAAGTTTGAGGCATAAGCATGTATAAGCCAACTCTTCCTGATCTGTTCCCAAGCGGTTCTGGGAGACAGGAGCCTACTGACGGATACAGTTTCCCTGATGTATATCCGCCTGGGGCCAGCAACGAGCTTCTTCAATACGACCTTGAAGATGCTTTCGATTACACCACGGAACCGGGGGAATGGTGGCGAGACCTTTTTGACATTGCCCCAGAGGACCCGTTCGGGGTGCCATCCATCGAGGGTGGCCCGGGAAACCCAATTGATTACGATGCCCCGTGGAATGTAGGGCCATACCCGTCTTGGCCGTTGTACGACTTGGTGCCACCGAATAATGCGCCCCCGGAATTTCCGCAGCGTCCGCATATGCGGCTTCCGGTGCCTGAGACACACGAGTTCCCCTGGATGCGAGATTTCCCAGGCACGGGCTACCCGGGATCTCGGATTCCGCCGCAACCAAGGCTGGCCCCTCACGAGATGCCGCCAATGATGGGTCCTCAATCAATGCAGCAGATGCAACCGATGATGGCCCCAATGTCGTCGGTTCAGCAAGTCCCAGGTGTTTTCCAGAATGTTCCGTATGCCAGCCAGCTGCATGGGCTTGAGGGGTACTTTTGATGCCAGTCGTGTACAAGATCAATGGTAGCGAGGTCCCCCGGAAGGAGTTCATCAAGGACTCCAAAGGGATGGGCCAGATACGCAGGAGCTACGAGTCGTCCAGTGTGATCGTGTCGGAGGGAGCTGCAGTACACCCTGATGACCGTCATGATGCGATGGATCACGCCCGCAAGCACGGGTTCGCTATTGACTTCGACCGTGAGGGTCGGCCACACTTCACATCGCACACCCAGCAAAAGAAGTACCTGAAGGTGCTGGGTTTGCACAACAAGGACTCGAACTCCTAGGGGTGAAGCATGCCCAAGGGCAAGAACGTCAAGAAGTCGAGCACCAAGAAGTCGGGGAAGGCCGCGAAGCGTCCGAAGAAAGCACCTCGAAGAATGCGTTACTAGAAAAGGGAAGTCATGCCAGAAGAACCAGAATTCATTGAAGAGAATGCGATTCCCGAGGATGAGCAGCTTCTTAGTGAGGAGCCGCCCGAGGTGGTTGCCGAGGTCGAACCGCAGGAGGCTCCTGCGGATAGTCCAGATGCCCCGGTCGAGTCCAGCTGGAGAAATGATCAGTACGCTTTGGGACAGGCGATGGGCCTAAATCCAGAGCAGGTTAGGGAGTTTCCCAACCCGGAGGCGTTCGATCTGGTGGCGAACCAGTGGGCTTCATCACTCCAGGACGCAATGGTTTCGTCGCCTGAAGTTCAGCAGCAGCAGCAGCAGGCCCAGCAGGCAGCTGCTGCTTCGCAAGACACGACATCCAGAAGCGTGTTCGAGTTTACTGACCCCGGGGAATACGATCCCGAACTCGTGCAGATGAACGAACATTACAACAATCAGCTTGGGGAAATGCAGAACACGCTGCAGGCGGTGCTGCAGAACACCCAGCGAATGCAGATGGAGGCCGCTGGCCGCGAGATGGACATGATCCTCAATGGCATGGATGAGGGTCTGTATGGTCGTGGCCGGTTGAACGATCTGCAAGAAGACAATGCCATGAATCGTATCGCCGTGGCTGACGAGGTCGCCCGGCTGGGTCATGGTTATCTCGGTAGGGGTGAAGGAATTCCTCCTCTCGATGTGTTGGTTGAACGGGCTACCCAGTCTGTTCATGGAAAAGAAATGAGCCAAGCGGCTCTACAACGTGTCTCCGAGAAGGCTGGTGCAGTTGCTCGGCAGGCCACAGCGTTACCCCAACACCGTGACGGTGGTCCGGAAACTGGGTACGAGGCTGCAGTTCAGGCTGCGGCTAACTGGCAAGCTGAGCACGGTATGTCTTCTCACTAGGAGGCACTTCATAATGGAGTGTTTCAATGCCTTATCAGGCTGATGATTATGCAGATCTCGTAACGACTACGTTACGCGCTCTGGAGAAGACCACGTGGGCCGACATCGTTGTGGACAACCAGAGCCACATCGCGTTGCCCAGGATCCTGAAGAAGAAGGCCGTCCAGTTCGGGTCTGGCTTCGGATACCAGTTCAATGTTCGCCTATTTTCAAAT